GTCAAATGACCAGGAGGTCACGCAAGGCACAAAAAGCTTCCGAGCAAACATAAGAGAATCAATCGTTTGCTTGCCTTTTTGTGTCTTCGTGGCTGCGTTCAATGCCTCAGTCAAAAGCTTTTGGTGAGGCAGAACACAATTAAAGGTTGCTTCTAAATCCAGTTCGCTGTCATTGAAATCAATCGTGACTTCATTAGCTCGCTGGACGTCAAAAATTGAAGGCATGAATAATTACTTATAAATGAGTGAGAAAGCGGCTGCGTCAGTAGCAGAAGAGCCTTGGGTCAAGGCAAAGTCCACTGAAGCGGCTGCGGCTCCGTCTTGCTCTGTTCCTGAAATCGAAACGCGAGCGGATGGAATGATGATTTGAACAATGCTTCCTGCGGTGTCACCAACCTGAACCCCAATTGCGATTTGCTCCAACCTTGCAAACTGCTCGAATCGGTAGGCTTGTGCTGGCCTCATCACGAAGTCAAAGCTTCCAGTGACGGTGATGTCATTGCTGACATAAGCCGCGGCTGGGTACTTGTCTCCGGTCATCTCTGCCAAGCCTGGGTCGCCCAAATTCTTAGAAACGCTCATGGAGAAGCCAGTTGCCAAGAACTCATTGGCTGAAGCAATCAAGCTTCCGGCTGCGGTGTTTTGTGCTGCCAAGTAAACTTGAGCGGCACTGGTGGCGATTGGCTCATAAGTCGAAAGCGTAGCGGCTGGAAGGTGAGGCACTAAGTAGTCAGTCGCGGATACTGTGAAAGAGTCACCAGAAGCGGCTTGCACTCCAACCGTTGCGGTCGTTGTCGAAGGTGAGCTGATGGTTGCCGCTCCGCCAGTGTTCACCTGTGAATCGCTTGAATCGTAAATGTCCACCAGTTGTCCAGCGAAGAAATAATCGGCAGCTACTGCATTGCTGGCAGGATCTAGCGTCACCGTTGCGGCTCCCGAATCAGAAACAGAAACGTCTGAGCCTGTTGCGTTGACTGGTCCAGAGTAGCGGATTCGGCTTGCTCGGCAATTGGCGGACATGGTGAAAACACCGTCTCGCGTAATGTCTACAGAGAATCCTTCAACCACGGTTCCGTTACTCACATAGAGCTTGTAAGTGTCTACCAGTTGCGCCACCTGGAATGTGTTGCTAACTCGACTGAAGCTATAGGTATTTGAAACTCCAGCAGAAGTCGTCAGTGTTCCAAAAACCTTTTGCAGCAGTGTGTCTTCGGCTGGTGCGGTTCCGGCTGTTCCAGAAGGTTTGACTAGAAACGGAATGTCAAAGGTGGCTCGCTCGGCATAGTTTACGAAACTTCTGTTCTGAAGCAGCCGAGTGCCGACTTCGGAAATGTCGCTTGTGTTGAACGTCTGACTTAGTGCCAAAGGTTCGGTTGTCGTGAATCCGTCACCAGCAGAAACGGCAACATAACTGCCAGCAGTGGTTTCGGTTGTAATATACGGTTGACTACTTCTTAGTCTTAGATAACGGTCTGGAATCGCCATTGTTCTTCTCCTTTATTCAACGTCATTTTCGATGGTGCGATACATGACCGTGTACCGCATAGTTGCGATAAAAAACTCACTTTCAGCAGACGCTTGCCGAATCTGCGTGTCAGTGATTGCCGAATCTATTGCCAGCCCATTGAGTGTCTGGTCGTTCGCCATTGCTTCCTCGACTTCAACCGTGATTGAGTCCAGTGTGCTTTCTGCGGTGTTGCCTTTGGCTACTGCTTCAATGGACAAATCTAGTGTTCTTTGTTGCCTGTTCTGAATGCCAATCTCTAGTCGTTGAATGCTTTCTGAATTTGCGTAAATCAGCAGTCCAGGCAAATCAGTCGTTGCGATTGGATAAGTTCTTGAGAGAAAGACATTGCTTCCTGTTGTCGCTAGTCCGGTCAGAACCGTTTGGATTCTTGCTTTGATTTGCGCTCGCTTGTGCGCCATTTAAACACTCAACATAATCTGAGTCATGCCTGTCCCATCGGGCTGAATCCCTCGAACCGTGTAGCTCACTGCTGAAATGGTCAGAGTGTCGCCATGCGCTAGGCTGGAAACGTCAGCGGTTCTGGCTAGTAGTGTTGGCTCTGAGCTTTCGACTTCGCTTTCGTCTACATCAACCGCCAGAAAGTCATTGTCAAAAATCGCTACAAAAGTGCTTGCGTCTGCTTTCGTTACGGTTGAGCCGTAGTCTGCAAGCATGGCAGTTCGATCAGCAGCAGTTTCCACGCTCATTTGGCTTTAGGCTTTCGAGCGGTTCGTGTGGTTCGAGTGGTCACTGGTGGTGCTTCTGCCTCGTCCAAGCCTTTGGCCCGATTCTCATAGACAACCGCTTTGCCCATGCCAATCAGTTGATTTGCTTCTTTTGGGTCAACGCTAATCACTTGGCCCACTCTGACAGGTCCACCGTTTGCCACCGTGCCTCGGATGATTTGAATCTTCATTGGAATATCCTTTGAAGTCGTTCGTTATAAACAATCACTCTTGCTGGATTCTGCATTAAGTCTCTCGCCTCAATCCACTTGCCTTGCTGATCTTCCTGAACTCTTGTTGGTTTCTTGTCTAAGTCCCACTGATGCCAGTATCTGCGCGGCCCAGTGTAGAAATCGACACCGCAAACATGAATTTCTGAGTAGTCCAAATAATCTGCCGTCCAAAGTGCTTCTGGTCCGCTGAGTCGTATAAATGGGACAATTCCGCCATGAATATCGTGTTGTCTTAAATTCTTTGGGTCATGGTGAATAATCGCTGGTGAATCGTACTCTTTCAGGTGCGCTACCATTCGGACGTCATGAGCGTAGCACCAGGCAAGTTCCCCAAGAAAAAGTAAGCCGTGATTATTAACACTCGCTAAGTCGTAATCTTTGGAACCTATCCGCGCCTTGGCTTGCGCGAGGTCTGAAGGCGCAGAAGGTCCGCCACAAAGAAGGATACAAGGTCGAGCTTTACCCCAACCTTGTAGCTCGTCTAATTGGAACACTTACGCAACGGTCACATCCTGTGCTGCCGCGAAGGATTCAGCGTGGGCAACCGCAATATCCATATCTTGATAAAAATACAGATTGGTCGTTGCTGTTCCTGCTGAACCGTATGGGTCAACCAGCACATCCAGCGCTGAGAAGAAGCCAATGTACAGATCGCTAAAGTTCCCGAAAATCAGCGAGTAAGGTGAGGAACTTGGTGCTTGGGTTGTCTGCACTACCGGATAACCCATCATGCTGTCAGGCCCAGACATAATCATTCGACTGTCTGTGCTAGCAGCCACCAAGGTTTGCATCAGTTTGCCGACAACTGCCGGATGAGTTACCCAGCGCAGGTTCCCAAGCAGAGCGTTGTCCTGGCTGACTTCGGTCATAATATCAACGACATTGCCATACGTCAGATTGGCGTTGCCGCTTGTTCCGCCAGATGAAACGTCACCGATTCCGCTTGTGCCAAGGATTCCGGTTGGCTCGTTACTTCCGCCGCCTTTGAGCGCAACGTTGTCAATTTTGGCTGAGAAAATTCGGACCATGTTGTTTCTGATGAGCTGTTCTACACTTGGGTCAGACTGAATCATCAACTCGCGTGTCACGGCAACCTTGTTAGCCAAAAGCTTTGGCGTCATGGTGACTTGCGCAAAGTCTGGTTCACTGTTTCCAACTGAACCACCCTCAGCAATGAAAGCTGCTGCGGTGCTGGTTGAAATCTTGGGGATCGCAACATTTCCTTGCAATCCGTTCAGCACTGTTGCGCCCACTTGCCCCAAAATACTGGTTGAAATCAAAGCGTCGATAAAGCGATCACCTCGGTAATCCTCTGGAACGATATTTGAGCCTGCGCCAAAAGTTGCGCCTGCTGCGGTGGAAACCGTTCGGGTCTGCCATCCAAAGTCAGGAACAAAGAAGCCTTTTGGTTGTCTGGATTGCTTCTTTGCCAATTCCTTGCTGACTTCCAGCTCAAATCCGGCCTTGCTCCAATCCTTTGCATCTGCGGCTTGAATCGCTCTTACCAAGCTATAGTTGCGCTTTTCTTTCGGTGTCGCGTCAACTGAGAAGTCGATTGGCTTGGAAGTCTTTTTCTCTAAAAGCATGGCTTGGAATTCAGCTAGGCTTTTTTCTTCCTGCAATGCTCGGAAAGCCAAGTCGTATTCGTTATGCCGCTTACCAAGTTCGAGAATCTGGCTGGATTGGTTGCGGTATTCATTAAGCTTCTCATTGACTTCATGCCGAACATTTACTTCCGGCTTTTGAACCTGCTCTTCCATTTTATTCTCCTGAATTGCAGTTGATTCATTACCGGAAAGATCCGGCTGATAGTTTCTGCCAACTCCAACAGTAGAATCGGCAGGTATGGAAACCATTGAAACCTCCAATGGTTTGAAGGAACTCACCCGATAGAGCGGCTTGTCTTTGTAACCGTGTTCGTCTTTCGTCATGCCTTGGATTTGGTAGCCGATTGAAACGTTGCCACGAATCCCATCAACTACGTCTCTGTAAACTTCTTCCGCCATTGCGTTTTTGCTAAACCTCACTTGCGCTCGAAGCTTGTCGTTGTCCATATAGGCCTTTTCAACAACTCCAATTTGCTGTCTGGCGTCATGGTCAAGCAGAAGTGGCGCTTTGCCGCTAGACATGAATTCCATGTCAACGCTTTCGGCATTGTGTTCAAGCACTTCGTACCCAAATTCTCTTTCAACCGGATTCGTTGAAGATATGCTCATCATCACGCGACGGTCGTGTTCTTCGTCCATCATGCGCACTGAACCCATTCGGTACTGAGTCTGAACTGGTAAGTCTCGCGTTTCGACTTCTTCCGCTTCTCTTTCTTCCGGCTCTTCTGCGACTTGTTCCGCTTTGGCAAAAGCCACAATGAACTCGTCTTGCGTTTCTTCGACGTCAATAACGTGCCGCTCAGTCATGCTAGTTAAATTCATAACTCTCTCGCTTTGATTCACGATTTTCTCACTCCAACTTTTGCCAGCATCTCCACCCCACATAGCCCAAGCAATGCGTCCGTTGCTTGGATAACCTTTTTCACCTGGTCTGAATCCTTCGGCTTTTTTGTCTACTTCATGGCGAGCGAAAAAAGATTTCATCCGCTTGACCGTTGCCAGTGGTAAACTCTTGCCGTTGCTGATGTCTCTTGCTCTGGCGATTCCGACAGACGTTCCGCCTCTGCCAAATTCTTTTCTCCAATCTAGGCCACGGTTTGCCTCGGAAATCATGCCCTCGGTTGGTTTGTGGTTTTCCGCCACTATTCAACCTCTGGCTCAACTGGTCCGTGTGGACTTCCTAGAGGCTCAAAGGCTAGGCTGATTCCGTAGCGTTCCGCCATTGCCTTGTCGTTTTGCATTTGCTGGAACACCTCTTCAACGTCTCTTCCGTATTGTCGCGCTACATCATTGAGGCTTTTGAATCCGTTTCTTACGGCTTCAACTTCTGCTCGAATTTCTTTGGCTGGGTCTACCCAACTGAAACCTCTGCCTCGGAATTCCAAGGTGTTTGAAAACTTGTCGTATCTGGTAATCGGAATGGGGATTGAGCCGGAAGTCATCGACATTTTCAGCCACTCTTGAGCAACAGGCTCGCACAGGTGCTGAATCAAAAAGGATTGGATTTGACGGTATAAATCGCGTTCTTCGAGTGCGCCTTGCCGAATCGACGAATACGAGACGCCTTCGAGGTTGTTGCTGAGACTTGTGTAAGAAATGCCAAGCCCACTGGCAATGCCTCGAAGAATGCCTTTGTGAAATTCGGCATATGCTGAAGTGGGGTGCGAAGGATTCCATTCTTGAAACTGCATTCCGGCTGGCAATTGCTGAATACTTCCAGGCTCGCCCGACATGATTTGATTGCCGTCCGCTGCCTCGTCTC